TATTTTCAGATGTAGCTGCCTGAATCTCCAAGAGCTTATCATATGTCATTGACTCAAGCATCTCGGAAAGCTGCGTCCTTAATTTCTCCTGATCCTCTCGGCCCTGCGTCACAAGATTGTCACCATTCAGCGTCAGCTCAGAATTAGGAATGGGCACATTTCCAAACTTTGACCTGATCAGTCCAAGCAATTCCTTTGCTAGTGCCAGCCCAAACTGTCTAACCCACTGCCTACCTACACTATTAACTCGATCATACTGAAGATTTCCAAAAGGAATGTTAGAGAGGTTTGAGACTCCATAAATGGTGTCATCTGTGTAAGGCGGATTAAGTGGATCCGGTGCGTTTAAAACAACCCTGACCCACAGATAACGAGTGTTAGGAGCATTTGGCGGAGTGGTTGGAGCCGGAAAAATCCTCAGCTTGGTGCCCTCGATCCTATAACTGTAATTAGATCTACGGACACGCTGCGAGACATCCATCTGTCCGGCCCTTAATATATCCTCAAATACAGGAAGCACATAAAAGATGCTCTCTGGCGTGAATGACTCAAAAGAAAATTCATTGTTAAGGTAATTGATCGCTGACGTAGAGTCAAAAAATCGATAAGCGGCGGAAGGTGAGAAGTGATAAATCTCCTGAATCTTCATCTTAGTCCGTCGACCTGATGTCTGCGTGCTGACCAACGTGGTAGAGCCTCCAGGCGTTGTCATGAGATCATTGTAGATGTCATAATCCTGCTTACCATTAGTAAGTGCGATAGCACCGGAAACAGGATTTTGCGAACCTCCGACACCACCTTCAGATGAGTAGGGCTCAGCTTGACGCTTTAAAAATTCAAGTGTTTGACGTGGATACTTCTGCTCTGAACCTGACAGTAGCGATCCAGATGGCGTCCCTAAAAAGTCCAGCATCTGTGACTTCGCCTGATACTGATTTATAATCGAGCCGTACTCTAAAAATGACTCCTCAAAACAGGCCCAGATCTGCTTTTTTGTCAGCTCGACAGAGAGCACATCATCGCCAAGCTTTCGCTTGACAAAGGTAATCATGTTGTCTGCTTCAGACTGAAAATCCGACTCCTGGTTAAAAAAACCAAAGGGAGTCGGATTCAGAGTATTTTGAAAATCTGGCATTTTAAGCCCCTTCTTCTACATCATAAATATGCGGAAAGGAGCTTTAATCAGGCGGTCAGTTCAATCCTCCTAAAAGAACGATTGCCACGAGGCCTGGGAGGCCGTTTCTAATATAAATTCCTGAAAATAGGGCGTCGGAGCGGCCGCCAACGTAGGCGACAGCCGACTCCATGTGATTGGAGATCGCTGGATCTGAGGCCATCTCTTCGGTAACGCACAGTAAGAGAGAGCCCACGCTAACTGAATTGGGCGGCGTTGGACATGGAGAATTTTTAATGCTCTGCTGATATATCTTACTGCCGAGCCCAGTGGTTGTTGGATCAGTAACCACTGTGGTCCCAAGAAAGATTCGACCTGGCTCTCGAAGGCATCGCTCGAGGTCCTTGGTGTCAAATGCCTGGATGGGTGAGCTGGCACCGGCCAACCTAAACACCTGTGCCAACATCTTAGCAAAGGACTTGTTAGCTAGCGGGAACATATTAAGAACGCCGACCTTGCCACGAAGAAGCTGCAGTTGCCTCTCATTGTCCAAGATTATGTGAGGATGATCGGCAATGTCCTTGACAAGCGCCTTATAGTTCTTCTTTATTGTAGGGTTGAGCAGCTCCTGTGCGCTTGGAGCTGACACTATATAGACAACATTACCAGCTGCCCCGGATGACTTCATGTACCTCTCAAAAGACCCGTGAAGTGCCGTGCAGGCTGACCCAGTTCCTCCGCCGCCGCCGGCCAGGACGAATAGCCAGTCAATGTTTCCAATTCGATTCTTAAGGGCGTCTTCAACCACCGTGCTGTTTTCAGTGAGCACCTTCTGGCCTAGGACAACATCCTTGCCAACACCGTCAGCTCCTGGAATTAGGAGAAAGTGGTTAGCATCAACACCATTAGGCTGGTCCTTCTCTGTGGTGTTCACAAGTACGGACTTATTAAACCCGACATCGATAAAGGCCTTGGCCATCTTGCCGCCGCCGCCGCCGACGCCAATAAATCCGCAGGAGATAGCGCTACCAGCAGTATTATCAGGAAGTAAATCATCACCTTGTTCTTCGACCGTATCGCCGTAATGGCTTACAAAATCAAAATCATCGTCAGCGGTCAAAATTTCATCTTCTGTCGTCATTATTATTTTCTCCTGGTTCTCTCCCTTTTGGGATTGATCATCACCTTTTACGGGTGCAGCTGTCGGTCTCTTGTTATCATGAAATAAATTTTTAACTGTCGAGGCCATAGTTCATTATTTTTTACACAAAAGGTATGCACTGTAGTCATAAAATATACGTGAATTAATTTCTAACGTAAAACTGATCATAGCATAACTATTGCTATTTTGATGGTATTTCACCACAAAAATAAAAACGGGCCGCCCCGAAGGACGACCCGTCTCTAGTTTTTATCCTACAGCAGGACTTAGATAATATCCATGTCCATGCAGGTCACAGTACCGTAGAAGTCGGAACGAACCATCTTCTTACCGTAGCGTGTCATCACACCCTTACGAGGTGTGAAGTCCTCGGGGGCGAATATCGTCGGAGTGACGATGAGTGGCACGTACGGAGCGTAGATGTATCCTGTCTCCAGGTAGCTGCCGCCCTTGTAGCCGACCAGGATCTTATTCCTTGGGAAGTAAGGATCCTTGTAGACCGTAAAGCGGTTGCTCAGAGTACCGACCTTCTCGGCTCCCAGGTTGAACGGGGAGCTGACCTGACCGTCACCGTCCACGCTGTAGCTCGGACGGTAATAGACCGAGGCCTCCAACAGGGTAGCGACATCCGGGGAGACGACGATAAAGTTCGCCGAACCTCGAAGGGTCTTGCGGTGAATGGTGTTGGCGCAGTCGATAATAGTCTCGACCAACGTCTCATACCACTCGCGGACGGTACCGGTAAATGCCGGACCGGGAGCAGTGCTCGAGCTCTTCGAGACCTCAGCACCACTCTCCTTGCGGACAAACTTACCAGGAGCACGCGACCAGTACAGGTTAGCACCGTTAGCCTGACTCAGGAGATCGTTAAGGATCTCACGGTCAATCTCAAGCGCAACCTGCTCGGACAGGATCTGTGTCAGCTCCACCTCAGCGTCAAGGCTGTGATAAGCGTTCAAGTCCTGGGCGAGTTCTGGCGACCAGCGAGCACGGAGCTTACGGGTCTGTGCGGTAACCGCAATGGACTCAACCTTAATGTCGATCTCGGGGATGACCGGCTTCGGGTTAGTCCCGAAGTTCGACTCAAAGGAAGGAATCACCAACGTGGAAGCCTCACCAGCGCCTGATGCGTCAGCATTCAGGGAGTCACCGATGACTGCCGAAATCGACAGTGCCGACGGAGCGGCAATTCCACCACCGTTAGCCATCTTAACAACCATAAGAATGGAGTTACCATTCAGCGGAGCATCGGTAATGACACCAGAGGAATCTGTGACACGCTGATTATGACGACGCAGGTTAAAGACCGCGCCTGCCTGATAGGCAGCGCCCCAAGCCGTGGCACCTGTTAGACCGCCGTAAAGGGCAATCTGGTCGACCTGCGTGAGGTCGACAGCGGAGCCAAGGCCGAGTCCGGGAGCGGCTGTAATGTTAGCAGTTGGGACCGAGATAAAGGCCAGGTCAAAATCGTTGGCATCGAGCGCGGCAGCGAGCTGCGGGTCGAAGCTAAGATAACGACCGTTTGTACCGGACATCTCTGCGAGAGTCCCGATGGTCTGTCCTGCTGTCAGTGTGGTAGCATTGCTAACGAACGCACCGGAAGTAACGTTGGTGACGGCGACGGCTGTAGAACCGGACTGGACACGGGAGAATCCCGCACCGACCAGGTCGTACATACCACCGGCAGCCAACGAACCGGAGCGGACGCCTGCGCCAGCTGGGTTGTTGTAGATTGACTGGCCCTTGCTGTAAACAGCGGCGGAACCAGCGACACCGGCGTCGGTGGTATCACCACCAACAGCGTTGCCATATGTGTAATCAAGATAGAACAGGAGGCCGGAAGGGAGGCTCATCGGCTGCACCGAGATCAGCTCATTGGCCACCAGACCACCGAAGACCCGACGAACGATCGGGAATGCGATGTTGGTGAAACCCCTGAGGTCACCCGAAGCAGTGTTAGCCGCTCCACCAGTCGAGACAGAGTTGAACTCTCGAAGGAGTTCAGCTGCCTGGTTCTCAAGAAGACGGGACATGTTCTCACGTCCTGTGCCCTCGAGGCCACGCAGGAGTCCAGTACGGCTCCACTTCTCGACAAGCCTCTTGCTCTCACCACCGAGGTTTCGCGAGCGAATTCCCTCAGTGAGTTGTTCAAGCGTAAACTTTTTCATATTAAATTTTCTCCAAAAAAATTACTTGTTTAAACCTGCAAGTAAGGCCCACCGGTCATTCTCAGGATAAGACTCACTGGTCTTGGAGACTGATCCGGTGCGAGTTGGTCGCGAGGCTGATCCCGCGGCCCGACGCCTCTTGGACTCAGTGAGATTACCCTTATTGGTATCCACCGACTCTGTGAGGCTCTTATAGAGGAGCCGTACCTCCCTCAAACTCTTTGCACTGTCGAGTGACTCGACAATATTGACCCGCTGCCTGTCGGACAGGTCGCGGCTCTGCAAGAGCTTATTGGCGTAGAGAAGCTTGGCGTTGAACAGATTTGATTCGTCCAACTGGCCGCGGAGTGAAGAAACAGCCTTCTGATACTCCTGCAGCTGTGCTTTAAGCTGGGCAACCTCGCCTGAGGTGCCCTTACCATTATTTGATTCTGTAGTTGTTGCGGGTGCGGATGACTCGCGGAGTCGTCGCATCCTACTGAGCTCGTCTCGGAGCATGGACTCGGAGATCTCAACGACGGTGTCGTCGGACAATGCCGACTCATTCTGCGCAGGAACGGGTGACTCCTCACTTGCCGGATCGACTCGATCCTCGTCCAGGTCCTGTTCATCCGACATTTCCAGGCTCTCATCAACGTCGTCGTCGCCCTCAGTAATTTCCGAGGTCTCGTCCAGGTCCTCACCGTCATCCTCATTAAGGATGGAGCGGATCATGCTGGCAAGCTGGTCCTCGTTAATCTCAAGCAGGTCCTCATCGTCGGACTCGCCCAGCGTGGCATCATCATCTTCTCCGGCGGGGGTGTCACTGACGACCTCCTCGGCTGACAGTTCCTCGGACTCGACATCAAGGGCGTCGTCGTCTTCAGCGGCGACCTCCTCCTCCTCGGCGGCTTCAACGCTGACTGCAACGTCCTCTGGGTTAAACTCAACCTCATCACCGAGGTCGAGGACAAGGCGCAGGGCCTCCTCGTCGAGAATACTTCGAAGGTCTCTCTCGTTCATCTCATTTTCTCCAATTGCTTCGTTTAAAAAGTGGTCAAGCGACGCGAGCCTCTTCTGAATCCGCTCAAAGTCAGCGTTAGTAATATCTGCACGATTCTCAACCAGAGTGGCATACGTGCTGACAATCTCGTTCTTCATTTCAACGAGAGAATTAATATCCGGGGCATTCACGCCCGTCTCATCCATTATAATAAGGAGGCGCTCCTGCACCAGCAGCGAGTTAAGCTCGGCGTCCTTGACAGAAGACGGTCCACCAGAATTAACCAGACCAGAGAGCGCCTTCAGGGACTCGGACGTCAACTGCACGTCCTCTGCATCCTCATCAAACAGGCTCTCAGCCAGATCGTTGAGGACATCGCCCTCATCGACGGAATCATCTCCTATCAGCTGCTTTTCAATCATTTCTCGAATTTTTGGCGTAACAGCATCAATAATAGCATTCTTGGCATTCTGCTCGGCAACTTCCTTTAGCTTCTTCACATCAGCCAGGGCCTCTTCGTATATTGAGGACGACATAGACAAACCTCCATTAAGAGTCACTTCAAACAATAACTATATTTCACAAGATAATAATACATCAGATTACCAGAAAAAAACCTTACTTTTTCCGCTACTTTTCCACAATTTCTGGCGATTGTGCGGCTCTCATGACGGCTCTCTGGTCATTGCTCGGCATGTCCTGTAGTCTATAAACAATAAAATTATCGAGGTCAAACCTAACAGGAGGACTGGACGACCAGCCGGCCTTTGAGCCGATGGTGTGAGCACCCGCTGACTGCCGGCCCATTAGCGGAGCTGTACCGCCGGCGACCGGGCCCCTGTTCTTGTACATCCTAGTTGACTTCGAGGGTGTGTCTATCGGCATCTGTGCCGGGTAAGGCTCCGATGCACCCGGACCCTCAGAGATGGCGAAGAGGTCATTCCCGACAAATGAGCGCTTATCAAAGGACGGCGATGGGTCATCGGCATGAGTCGGCATTCCCATCTTAGTGAGAAACTTCGGTCGAAAGTCGGGATCGTTTAAAAATCTAGTCCAGTCGTCGTCGTCCTCATCCTCATCCTCGTGGGTGTCAGGATCCGCATAGGGGTACTGGGCATTTGCCTGGTTAGCGGTGTTTACGGGTATTGGACTTCCAGTGGCAGAAAACTTACCACCGGGAACGGCGCCGTAGCCGTGACCAGTTCGAGCATCGAACTTACCGTATGTCAAGGCAGGCTCGGGACCCTCATCTAACTGGAGGTCAATTACTTCCCACAGCGACCTCATCAAAATTCCTTACGGAGACGGATACGCCTCACCCATAATGTAAGCACCGATAGTAGTGGCCGAATCATTCTGGGCAGCGATGGCTGCTGATGTGTCGGTGGGATTCGAATCGTGTCCGCCACCAGACGACGGGAAAGAATTATTGGCCGGAAGACCTGTCATGTCACCCGAAATATCGGGAATGGCTGTGGCATCAACACCGTTACCCTCACCCGGGGATGCAGTGTTTGGCGAGTACGGAGTTCCGGGAAGGCCCTCACCGCCGACGTCAACGTCCAGAATGTTCGGAGCACCGGGGCCCATTGGAGCCTCACCAGAAGTGAAGTTCCTACTAAACGGCGGATTGAATCCGTAGTACGCATCGCCGTCGGCAAGGCCGGGGTCATCTCCTAGGAGGAGTGTCTGCGCGAGCTCCCTGACACTGTCGTCGTCGATGTCACCACTGTGAATTGGCGATGATGGAAACATCTCCTGCATGGTAGACTTACTACGATGTCCGAGTCCGCGGCTGGAGGCCACTGTCTCTACGATGGTCTGATTAAATCCTGACATTTTAAACTCCTAGGAATGAAAGCATGATGTCTTTCTCAACTATAAATATACGGCTCGATAGAAATTAAATATCAAATGCGAGCTTCTCCCAATTACTAGCACCGTCGAAAATCTCATCAGGCTCATGCTCCGCCATAAACTTGGCAGCACGATCGGAACCGGCAGTGATCGGAGCTCCTCGACGCTCAGACGCCACCTGCTCCTGAAGGGTGCTAGAAGCGGTATCCTGAAATATCGACTGCAACACTGGATCCTGGGTGAGATTGGTGTTGACGCTGACAGGAGGAGGGGCGGGAGCACGGGACTCATTCATCCTATAGCTGACGTTATCCATCGGGTGATTTCGTTCCTGCTGTGGAGATCGCCTAGCTGATGCTGAGCCGGTCCTGCTGACTGGTTTCGCGGCATAGCTGGTGCCAAGCCCGTCCTGAAGTACTTCAACAACGCACTCTTTAATAAGTGCCTTGAGCTCGCCCCTCTTCATTAGCCTACCCCGCCGTAGACGCCGCCAAGAGAACCAGACATATCGTTCAGGTACCGCTCGGGTATTCCTGTTATTCCCGCAGCCAGCGAGAATGAGGCTGTCCCAGCTTCGGCGGCGAAGTACATCCTAGAGCAGCGAAGCTCCCACCTGGCAGTCGCAGCTGAGGGTTGTGCTGCGCTAGATCCTGACAGGACAAAATAGTGTGCCTGATTAGCCGGATTAGCTGTTACGCCGTTGGCGGTGAACCCAATACGCAGGTTGTTGTTGCCCATATTACGCACCTCGACCCATCGAGTAACAGATGGAAAATTAACCTGTAGTGCAGATGTCGTTGCAATCGACGATGTCACCCACGGCAATGCAGAGACCTGGTATGATGGGACGTCCATGACTCCCGGTGTCGGCCACCTAAGACTGCTGGACGCGTCATTATTATAATATGCCATCACTCATCTCCTATAATATCATTAAGAATTCTATCAATCCTGTCAGACTTTGTGAATATATTTTTAATCTCAGCCTCACTGAGGTCGCGGCCCTCCGACACCATGAAAGCACCTGGTGTCGATGGCTCAGAGACGAAATCCCAGCAGATAAGCTGGAAGTCATCCTGAACAACCTGGGTGTCTCCCTGGCGCTTGGTGGTTCCGACGCCCCTAGAAGATATTCCCAACTTAATGCCAGACTCGATAAGACTGCGTAAAATCTTGCCAGAGGGCGTGTTGAGTATCTCAACGGTTCCAACAACCACATCGCCGTCCATCTGGGCATCTCTTACAATATGGGAGACATTCTTAAGCTCAACGACTGACGAGTCGGGATGATCAAGTTCCCCTAGCGACCTGCCCTCCCTGATAAATTTCTGGTAGTTCATTATTTCACGCTGCAGAATAGGAAGGGGATAGACTCTGCCATTCTGGTTGAGAGTGTTAGCCTTTTGGAGCACGCCGGTCATTATAATCTTACCGCCGTTCATGTCGACTGACTCCGTGATCATCTCCGGAGTATATTCAAATATGTTGTATTCGGTTAAAAGCTTCATGACTGTAGCTCCTCAGAGAGTTTAATAAATTTAAGATGATTTTCCATATTTTCATCATTGATCTCAGTGATTCCTGGGGTATCAATTATAGAGGCTGCTGACTGCAGCTTCTGGATTAACGTTTCATCGGGATCACCGACATAGAGGAAATTATCAATAGAGCGTCGAGTTTCATTCCTGATCGACTCCATCATTTTAACAATCTCACTATTCTCACCGTGATGAGAAGAAATGGCGTATGCCCTTATGAGCTCCTGCTGACCCTCAGTGAGAATGCTGCTGTACTTCTGCTCTATTCTTTCTATCATCACGTTCACGAGTATGTCATTGACATCTGTATCCTTGTGACTCTCAATATCAGGAAGAGGAGCCTTTTCACAAAGTATCCACTGTGACAGTGTGTCCTCATAGGACGCCATCTTGGCAATATTAACGTCGCCACCAGTTCGCCAGTCATTCAACAATGTCTGAATTGTGGCGTAGACCTTATAGTTGTCTATCGACTGATTAAAAAATGTGGGATCCTTCAACGCGTGATTAATCTCTCGAATCAGCATCGACTTTTCACTATCCAGCTTTTTGATATCACACCGCTTAGCACCAAGTCGTGCCTCACTAATTATTGAACTAACGACGTTAGTAGAAGAAACAGTCGTGGTTAGAAGCGAATTAAATAACCTGAACTCCTTATAAAGCTCAGAGTCCACCTTAAAGTGTCTATTCAAAATAGCTACAGCATCGGATGCAGAATCCTGCCTATTTTCGACCAGGGCACGAGAAATATATCTTACTAAAAACTCATACACCAGTCCCACATTTCTCTTTTTATTGTGTGACCTACTCATTATTGTCCCCTAGTTTATCACTTTCCTCAACGAGCACCCCTGAGTGCTGCCGTCTTTTTATACCTATTGATTTCTCAAGCGTTTTAAGCGTAGTCTGTATTTCCTGTGTCATTCTACCGTGCTCTTTAATCTTCCCGTCATAAAACGCGTCGAGCAGGGTGCCAGAAGTCCCAGCCTCATTAAACGGATTCCTAAGTGGATTGCTGCTATCATCCCTAATCTTTCCAAAAGGATCGGTGAATGAAACGTCGTCGTGAGACAGCATGGACGCAAAATCAGGCATGTGAGTGTCTCGGCGCTTATTTCTCTGATGTCGCTTCTTTGAATTCTTTCTTACCCTGGCGGTAGGAGTAATTGGTGAGCCATTCGTGGATGAATCATCAATAATATCATCATCATCCTCCATAAGCTGCGGGCCTGATTCCCGATCGTGTGTGGCGAATAAGCCTCCACCCGCGTCTTCACCAGCATCACCCTCAGGCTCATCTGCTGGAGGTGACTCTTCCTCCGGAGGAGCACCTGTATCGGATTCGGGATCATCACCCGCATCGGCCGGTAGAGCAACAGACTCAATTTCCAAGTCGCGCTGCTTGTCAGCCTCCTTCTCCACCTCAATGATGTGAATCTCCTTTTTAGTGAGCCCCAGAATATTACGTCGAATATAATCACGCGAGAGCATTCCCTCAGGTGCCTGTCCGCTGATCTCAAACCTAGTTCGATATAGCTCGAGCTTCTGCTGCTGGGCTATTGTGGATGGGTTAGAGAGCTGAATGTCAAAATTAAGCAGGTCATCACCCTCATAGCCATGGGAGAATAAATGGACAATAGCCAGCTTATTAAGCTCCGATATTAAAACACGCTGGATGCTATTAATGGTGCGCGAAAACCTAATATCCTCCTGGGCCAATGTTGCCTTGGATGACAGCATCTCATCATATCCGAGATAAGCACGCGGAATCTTTAAAGCTGCAAAAAGCTTCTTTTGAATGTACTCAACATCCTCAATAGCCGTAACGTTAGTACCTCCAGCCAGCGTATCAATCTTGGTGCCTGAGGTATCTCCCCTCACTGGCAAGAAGTAATCCTCGTCTACCGAAAGCGGATTATACCTAAGGTCGACACGGCCGGAGGTGCGATCGAGGACCTGGTTACTACGAAGAGCGGCTTTTGCCTGCTCCATATATGCTGGTATGTCCTCAGGGCTGACATTGCCCACATCAATATAGAAGACCCTTCTCTCAGGTGACCTGACGACACGATATACCAGCATAGCGTCCTCAATGAGAATTAACTGACGCCAAATTCTCCTGGCCGCCTCCAATATGGACGCACCATACGGTAGGAAGGCATCATTTCCCAAGATCCTAAAGTGTGAGATCTGCCAATTTTCAAGGGGCTGATTACCCTGGGTCACCCAGCGAAAGCGGACAGCAAGCGGGTCCTCAGGATCGAATCCCTCCTCGCGCTCAATCTCATTAACTGGTATTGGAAATGCATTGACAACACCATAATCTGGAGAGACATCGTTAAAGAGAAAAAAGTCACCGTACTTGCAAAGGTTTCTAGCCCAAGAAGTAATATTGAAATCTATATTAAGGGTATCATAAAATAGTTCCTCTAAAATACCTTGAAGTTTACTATTATCTGATGTAATGTGAAGGACACGACCCTTATCATCCTGTGAGGCGATCTCATGAGAGTAGATGTCCAAGGCGCTCGCAATCTCTGGCGTGTACTCCATCTCAGAGAAATCAGCGTACCGCGCCATTCGATCATACTGGCCATATGCGTTAAGTGCATTGCTGTATATAGCGCTCTGCGACTTCTTGAACAGGTCCAAAGCTGTCGATGCATTCACCGACTGCCTGGCCTTAATTTTGTGCTTAACGACCGGTCCACTCCTAAAAAGGCGGGTCAGTCTTTTAAATAATCCTGGGTTCTTTTCTGCCATATCTCGCTCTCAAATTAGCATCGAGCTCTTTCTTACTAGTATAAATTTAATTATTCTGGTGCAATAGTTAAAGTCAAAATAGCCACTTAAACTTTTTCTTTAACTCTTCCTCAGTTGCAAACTGTGGCTGACTATAATCCTTTGGTGCTGAAAATGGGTTAAGCGTCGGCTTGACCTCATTACCGCTATTTTTAACATTATCAAAAGTATTTGACTGCGTCGACATTCCGGCGAGCATTGCATTATTCAGTTGGGCACCGTATTTTGAAGCATCAGCTGAGGTGTCAAATAGCCAGAGGCCGATAGCAAGGCTCATAACTAGATCGTCATTCTTGCCCTTCATTGCCTGTGCCTTACCGCCGTGGTATATGAATGACTTGACCTCTTCGTAGAATCGACTAGAGTATATCGCTATCTGCTTGTTGCGTAGAACCTCCTCTAACTTTGCCAGTATCTGCATCCTATTCTTGCCGTTGGTGTTAAACCCTGCCTTCTGCTCGTCGCCAACCGGACTATATCCAAAGAGGTGAAGTCCCCTAGATTTAGGATGGTAGATACGAGGATAGTTCATGTCACGTATCTTGACTAGAGTCGCATATCCAAAGGAGTTATTCTCCGGACAAAGAAGCGCCTCATTATAAAGCATGCCCATCTCCACCAAAAGCTCACCAAACCTGTCTGGAGGTATTTTTCCCTTGTACTCAGCCACCACCTCGTCCTCAGTCGTATCAATAACATGAAATGCCGAGAAGTCCTTGCCGTCACCACGGGCGATGTCGGCAGAGATGACATACTGATGGGATGACAGCGGATGTTTCCACACCCACACGTTACGGTCAGTCCCCAGCCTATCTATGGGAGGCCTGACCATGGTTCTAAGGTACTCGACCTCATTAGTAGATAGGAACGTATCTCCGGAGGTCACGAAGTCACACAGGAGCTCCTGAGCGACCCTTCGATTAGAGCCCAAATTCTTCGACTGCTGCTCGAACCACACATCATCATAGTCTGGATGGACATCCCACGGGAGCCGAATGGCATTGAACTCATTAATTCCAGCCTCGCCGTCAGTATAGATCTGGTGGTACATGCCTCCCACACCGTTGGGGGTAGATATTAATATGGCACGACCACCGGTCGATAGGGTGGGGTACAAGCCTGTCCACAGCTCATCAAAATTCCTGACGAAAGCTGCCTCGTCCACGATCAGCAGGCTTAGGGCCTCCGATCGACCGGCGTCGTCGGATGTGGGAATGGCCTTGATGGAAGACCCGTGACTAAACTCAACCGACTGGCGATTATTGGAGACAACGTCAGGAAGGACAAGCCACTTTGGAAGGCCCCGGAGAATTCCCTTGACCTTCTTCATAAAGTTAACGGCAATATCCAGCTTGTTGGCAATAATAAGGATCTTCTTATCCTTGTGAAAGAGTGCCAGCCAGACAGCGTATGATGCGGTCAGCGTTGACATCCCAAGCTGTCGCCCCTTCAGGACAACATTAAATCGGTGATCTAAAAACTGGCGAATACACTCGTCTTGAAAGGGATACGTCTTAAACGGAATTGTGCCCCTCGAAGTGTGGACTATCTTGGCGTACTGATTAATAAAATAGAGAGGGTCCTTGCCGCACCGAATTATCTCCTTTACCTGCCGCTCCTTATTGACGGCCACAGCCTATCCTATCTCGTAAACAGTTCGACGACGATAGTAAGCGCGACGCATAGGAGTGTACTGGTTGAAATATATCATCTCCAAAGAATCATCCGATGTAAGCTCTGTCAGCTTGATAGCGCCGCCAGTTGCCTCCTTAAACAGCTTCTTAATATCTGCGGCGCGCTTATTGCAGACCTCGGCAGACTCACCGTCAAGCTTCCTGCGCTGGTCATGCAGCGACTGTTCGCTGGCAAATGTCACAATAGTGGTATACGTTAAAGTTAATGTTTCAGCCGATGTTATCTTACATCCGAGGCTGGTAGAGGCCGTCTGCGGCGTTGACGACTTACCCCACGTATCGTTAATAATTTGTCCAAGCGCGTCTGTTTGTCTTATAGAAAGCATAGCATGTCTCCTGTGATATATATCACTTTACTTATCGTTGAATCCCAAAGGGGCTCTATTTCTTCTATTTAAAGCGTCATTAATGTCGTCAGCCGTAGGTCGCCAGCCCTGGGCCCAGGCTGCTGCAAGGGGATATGCCCAATTATTAGCGCACCACTCACAGCATGTAAATTTTTTGTATGTGAACATATCACCCCTGCTAGTCATTACAAAATCGCATGCAGGACAAAACATAGGAATGTGATCGGCGACGACATTCGGCCTTAAGGCATAAACGTGCTCACGAATCCTCTTGAACTGGCGATCGTCATCAAATTCAGTCCACTCAGTCTGTTGTGACATGTGAGTCCATTCCGTTCTTATTAATCTCCAGTATGTTATCAGCCACATCCTTAATGGCATCCACGTGGGTGATTACTAGTATGTTCCTGAAAAACTTCTTAAGAGTAACCAGTAGCTGGTTGCAGGCTGTCACCTTGTTTTCATCAAGAACGCCAAACCCCTCATCGATAATCAGCATGTCAGGTTTGGGAAGTGATGACACATTAAGAAGCGCAACTCGAATAGCAAGTGAGCTTATCATCTTTTCCATGCCGCTGGCAAGCTCAATAATCCGCCTAGTGTCCCCGTAGTCGATAAAGATGTCCATGCTGTTTGATGCGGTGGCATCAAACTCAACCGTAAAGTCGACTACACCGTTTAAAATCTTAGAGATCTCAGTGTTAATAATAGGAAGCTGAGAGTGAATTATCTGCGCCGGTATTCCCTTCTTAGAGACTGCCTTCATAAAACTCTGGTAGGTATTCCACTGGGATCGTAGGCCTGCATACAGTGTCTTCTCCTTTTTAATCTTCTCCACATATACCTTGTTCTCTCCCAGTAGAGATGCCAGCGATATCCTGTTTGCATCCATAGTGTTGATCTGGTCATTAAGGGAGTCGATACGTGACCTGAGATTTACAATCTCAGAATCAACGTTAGAGTCGCAGACCTTCGACTTTATCTCTGCAAGGTCGTCATGCATTTTTTTAGACCTGACGTGGAGGCCTTCCTTTTCAATTTCCAGCGACTTACACTCGAGCTCGTTGAGGGAAATTAAGTTGAGGTATTCGCCCTCCTTTTTGAGCATAACATCATACTTGGAAATCTTTTCCTCGATTCCCCTGGAAATAAAGTCACCTAAATTGGCCTCAAGAGTCTCCAGCTTCTCCATCATATCGCCTATGACATGCTCCTGCTTCTCGACCAGGGACTTATTCTCATGGGAGTTCTTTATAAACTTGCAGCTTGGAAAACTATCGCCACACGGAACATCCTGGAGTATCTTAATTGACTTCTTGCGACTGTTAAAAGTTAAAGCCTCCTTCTCATAGGAGTGCTTCACCTTGACAATGGACTCCCTTAAAAGGACTTGCTCCTCAAGCTCCTCCCGTAACGTGTCAATAGGGAACTGCTTCTTGACATCCCTTATCTTTAATAATTTTACCTGCATCTGCACAATGGTGTCCTTGTTGTCCTGCAGCACATTACCCTTTTCAAGTAATAACTTGTCAATATTCGCCACAAGGACATTCATCCGGTCGACATCAGCCTGTGTTATAATATCATTGTTGTCCATCGACTTCAGCCTTGTCTTGAGGTCAAACAATGAGGCTCGATTTTTAATCAGCTCGTCCTGGAGTTTCTTTATTTTAGCATTGACTCGCTTTCTCTCGTTTCGCTTCTCCGTAAGAATACTATCCCAATCACGATCTGGTGCAGACTCTAGCTGAAGCTTAATTGTCGCAGAGTCATTCTTGGCATATTCAAAAAGCTTCTCAAATATAGTAAGATCCAAAAACTTAGCCAGCGTTCTCTTGCGATGTGTAGCTCCCTCCTGGATAAACCTATTCATCTCGCCCTGAGAGGCGAATGATGTCAGCAGAAAGTCATCGGCCGTTCCGATCATCTTTCGAATTGTCTTCTCAGTCATTGTCCGCTGTTCACCTGTCTTATCAATAATATTGTCCTCATCCTTAATATTATAAAGGTTAAGATGGGTGATGCCGTGCTGTTGTCCACGGCGATTCTCGTTCCTAACCGTCTGCCTCTCGATCCTAAATCTTTCTGTATTGACAGTTATATGGGAACAGACCTTACAAAAATTTTTCCTTCCATTAATAACATAAAGATTCTTAATAGAGCCGCGATCTGTTGTGTTGAACAGGTTATACATGATCGCCCCCACTATTGATGACTTGCCAGAGGCGTTAGGGGCGAATATACCGGTAATGCCACTATTCTTAGTAAAGTCAACCACATTGCCCGCGCCGAAAGAGAAAATATTGTCAAACTCAATCTTGTTAATAGACCACTTGACATTTCTTGCAACATCGTCCTCCCTGGACGCGGCCCTAATGTACTCCACCAACATGTCAGATATTTTATTCCATTCCTTGTCAGTGTGATAGTCGTCTCCCAGGAACTCCTTAAATAGGGATAGGTGTGTGGCCGGGTCACGCAGGTCCTTCTTAAAAAGTGAAACAGACTCAGTACTGATCACATTGGTGTCAAAATTATCATCGTACTTAAAGACGACCTCATTCGCCTTATGGGAATCCTTAAGTTCATTCTGAAGCTGTAGTACTTCGACCTGGGGTATTGGATCGGATGCCTTTATTCGAAACCTAGATCCGACCGGAAATGCTCGGCACAACTTGAGTGTCTCTGCGACATTTCCTTGCCACTCTATTGTAACGAATGGATGAACCGGTTCTAGCGGATGAAAACTTACATCGAAATCGCTAGCTGTCCTTATCTTCCAAAACATGAAGCCCTTCTCCATGTCCTCACCGTAGTTCTGCTGGACCGTGCTGCCACAGTACGCAACTGTCTTTTCTTCGTTTAGAAATTGTGGCTTATGAATATCACCAAGAAGGGCGAATTCGTAGTCGTCAAAGAAGCTAATATCTGCCTCTCCCTCTACCTCCCAGTTGATGTCGGTCAAAGACCCGCGAACTGCACCATGATACAGGGCAATATTAATATCTCCTCGAATAGGCGCAACATCCTCCCAGCCCTCTTCGTCGAAACAAGAAAAGACAGCCCAGTTAAATCCAGGTATTCCCGTAGGGTAGATACCACTCTTTTTATAGAGGTGAATCCTGTCGTTATTTAAAGCCGACAGGATAGGAGAAATGGCGTCCTGGCGACGCTTATTATGGAGAATACCATCATGATTTCCTAGGATAACATGAACATCACAAATCTTGGCCAGCGATGAAAACCACCAATTTAAGCTATCGATAAGCTCAGGCGAAATACCCTGTGTCTTATTGTGCACGATATCACCGCCCACATATATAATATCTGGATTTAAAGCCGACGCCTTTTTGAATAAATCCTGGAAGGCCTGGCGATACTCCTCATGCCTTGTTAGTCCTCGCCAATGGATATCGGCGACGTGAATAACGCTTAGTTCTTTTCTCATAAAATTACAATATACTGTTGCTGGTGACGGAGCTTATCTTCTCCGACACCTGCGACCATCCGCTCCATGGAATAGCATCCTGGAGTCGGGCGGTAAATTCAGCGTGTGTCATCTCTCCCACATCGTTATAGTCACCAATGGATACCTTAAATACTGGGCATCCAAACGCTGCAATATTCTTAGCAATAATTTGAGACTTCCTAGAAGCATCCTTATCGAGCGCAAGATAAACTGTGGGCTGTTTTTTAGCTATGGCTTTAAACAGTCGTGACTCGTAAGCTAATCCACTGCCTAATAATGGCACGGCATTATGGCCTGCCTTTATCATATCAAATGGGCCCTCAACAATAATAATCGGCTTTCTCCAGTCTACATTAAGTTCATTAAAGATGATAGAGTTCCTATCAACATTACAGTTTAAATATTTTGGAATAACGTGATCATCCACAGAACGCGACACTAAAAAGTTTAAATTACCATCTGCATCGAAAGAGGGAATTATAACACGTCGACGGTAATTCATCTGATTCGAAACCCCGACCTTAAAAAACCAAATGTCTCTCTCCGATAGACCTCTTCTTTTTAGATAGTTTAAGCATGCAATAAAATCTGGATCGTCAGTTTTCTCAACGGCATTCATTATCAGCATAAAATCTTTTGGAAGAAAAATCTTTTCCACCTCGTCACTGGAGGTGCCTGTCGATTCAACTCCTAAAAAATCCCTCTCATAAGCTGTCACAGTTTCAGGTCGAGCAAATTTCCTAAGAAGACTCGCTAAATTCCTGCCTTTAATACCGCACACCCAGCAGTGATAAAAGTCATTGTCCAGCCTAATGGACAGCTTTCTCTTTCCTGGGGCTGCTTTACAGCTGGGACACCTGACCGCTGCGTCGGTCCCTCCACGTGAAAGAGAATATTCACCAAAAATCGACCTAATAAAATTTAATTTTTCAGTGATAGACTTCATTATAACATATAATACTACACACCATGTCCTGTGTACAAGACCAAGGCTGCCCGGCACACTACATAGGCATCTGCCATGTCGGCACACTCTGGTAGTAGGATAGTCTGGCCCTGCCTAGGACCTGACTTTAATGTTTTTGTTGGCCAGCTAAATTTTGTCCCACTGAGTTCAGCAGTCGTCCACTGGATCACCTGCTCCTTAGTGGGCGCACCGCCGTTCTTTTTAGAAATGATCTTAAGGCCAACTGATTTTCTGGCCTCATTAACGTTAATACTAACCGGATCAACATTAAAATTTTGACGCATCACATAACAAATAATTCCATTAAATTTAGCTAATGTCATCAGTGTCCTAGCAGATGAGAGTCCTCGACGAAAGACCTGTAAGTTTTCCTCCACAAAAACAGCATCCACGTGGCCCCCGTTGCCAGCCACAAGGTCATTCACGGCTGAGGCAACGGCATCTGCCTTTTCCCACAGGGTAGATAATTTTTTAAGGTCGATGTAATCTATATCAATAATGCTTCCATTATTATCCATAAGGCACGCTCCAGTGCAGGAAGTGCTAATATCGAGGCCTAAGTGCATAGACTATAATACTATTAACCAGCGATCAATTAAAAATCTAATTTCGACTTGAATAAAATCTTATCGCCAAACCGCTTAAGTATTGGCTGGGCAAACTTGGTTTTCATAATAACATTTAAGTTTTCATCATGGAAATTAATTCCATCAATATAGACAAATTCAGAATTTGCATCATTTGCGTTCAGTGATGCTGACAGCGGCGTGTACTGTGGGTTAGAAGACGAGTTAAGCTGCCCTGGTGGTGCTAGCACAGAGAACTTAAGAGTATGAATATTCTCAGTACCTCGAAGTGTTATTGAAAACTGATCACGTCCAAAGAATGGAATATTAGGACTCTTGATGACAGCCAGGCCTTCATCATACAACAGGCTTCCGACATTATTCCACTGTGCGTGTGGCGTCAACGAATCAGCTCGGTACAGGCCACCGCGACCATTGTCCCGAAGCCTCATTGAGATTTTTCCACCTGAGCCTGTCATGGAAGAATCTGTAATCGAAAACGTGCCCGACTTTATAGCATTTCCGTAATACAGGTTACTAATATCAAAAAATGCCACCTCATTGGAGGAGTTGTCCCTCGTTCGCTGGAATATTGTCAGGACCTCACCGGGATCCACTCCCAAGTTATCAGGTGCAGCCCCAACGATACTGTCAAAAATAGATCCAGACTCAGGAATAAGACCTGGCCGGAGAGTCGAGGTGGGGATCAGCTCGGTCAGCGTGATAAGACTTAGGTCTAGGACCCCGAGGTCATTAACATATTTGTCCATAACATGACCAGGCTTAGGATGTAACGTGTAAGCGCCGGTCAGCAGCAGGCCAAAGTTAGGCTTGAATAGTCCATTATCACAAGGTAGGACGGTTAGATTTCGCTTCCTGACAGTTCCAGTGGCAAAAAGAAACTGGTTGCATGTCAGCAGTTCGCTGGTGGTTGTGATAGTAGAGCCTGTAAGGCCCAGCCACCTAGGATAGACATTGTTGGCAAAGTCACGACCAAAGTTCTCCACGTTAATGTCATGGCCTCCAACTCCAAATGAAAGCGCGACATTAAACGGATCATCTGTAGATGAATCAATTCCAAAGAAAGGCGTCTGCGGGACACCTCCCTCGTTTCCCGTGAAGCCTGCCTGGACGCTCCTTGTGGGCGACTCCCGCGTAAAGAATGGAGGTGCATAAAAAACAAGGTCCCTTAAGTTTGTCGGGCCTGCTGTCATCGAAGCCTTAATCTGTGCCACAGACCTAAACGTATTATATATCTTTAGCTCGTGTAATTCTGCATTTAACGGGTGATCAAGCGATGCCGATGGACCGTACTGGTATGCAGATCCAGCCGCAGCCTCGGTAAACAGTGTAGACACGCCGTCCCTAAATGATGGGCCCTGATCTGGAAATCCTGCCGATGTATTAAGATAGGCAAAATAGCCCGCCTGTAACTTTCCGACCACATTAGGGGAATTATAGTAGTTACCGACGATGAGTGCATCAGGATCGCCCTGGATGCCCCCAAATGATGCAGGAGCAATACTAGCAGAAGGCACATTAAACTTACCGCGGCGAACGCCATCAATAAAAAATGACCCAGATCCTTCACTGATACTATTGGTTCCCCACCTAATACCAATGTGATGCCAGTTATTCTGCAGGAGAGTGTTATTGTCAGACAGGAAAATAAGGTCGTCTGGATAGGTCCTGTCATTATTTAAGACGCTGGTGTCCACTGTCGACGGTGGCTGGTCCGCTGAGTGACTTAGCTGTAGCATTATCCTGAAACTGCTCGGCCGGCCGTCGGGATGCTTCATGGAGCCTGTGACTAGTGATACTGCATATGTCGAGGAAAGGTGAAAAATAGTTCCAGCCTTGAACTCCGTCTCGTTCTTGTCACATGTGTACTTTGGGTTAATGTAGAAGTCGAAAGTAAAAGCACCGGTCAGGGAGTAGTTTCCACTTGCGTAGGTGGCCTCGGAGCTGTAGGATGCTGTATTGGGGTACAAGAGAGCAGAGTCGCTAGGGACTGTGGATGCCGTAAAGAAGTTGAGGCAGTGATAATTGGTGTAGGCGTACTGCAGGTCGTCGTACTGTGCCCTATAAAACGGGAACAGAATCTGCCGGGTGACATTTTTCCTCAGGGTGTCGGCGGTAAACGTGAATGACGGCTCAAACCTGTATATTGTCTGTGTCTTGTACTTTCTGGAGGACAACGACTGAGAGCCTGCAGTGTCGAGGTACTGGCTCATCTGGGCAGAAATATCAGTTCCTGCTCGGGCGCCACTAACGGCATTCTGCAACATGGCATCGAGGCTATTCTCCTCGAAGTCGTTAGCATTAAAAGGAGAAAGTCGGGACGTTTCCCGCTCAGCCGGAGACCGGCGAGGGAAGACGTAGACTGAGCCTGTAGCCCCAGCAGAGCTAGAGGAGAATGTCCGTGTCGGATTCGTCTCTAGTGTAAACTGCTCGCTATCATGCTTGAAGACCTTAAATATAGCCATGACATTTTAGAAATCAAGTCGAATTCGGAACGTAATATCCTTCTCATCGTTCTTCTCGACAGGCCTCGAAAGCTTTGCAACCGCCAATAGGTTATCGTTGGCATCGTAGAGTCCGACAGACGTCACGAAGGAGAATGCCCGCTGCGTCTCCTCTTGCCCCTCGTCAATGACCACGATCCTATTGTTCGTATCGGTAAATGTGTTATTGCTGGAGTAGTTAAACTCGTCAGCTGTCGCCCGACAGAATATCAGGCTAGAGTTTATGTTAGTAATATTCTGGAAGGTCATCGCCGTCAGTGTTCCTGACTGGAATCGACATGATGCCATGTGATCCACGATATCATCTATGGAACCCGATGTCATAAAATCAGGAATGAATTTTGCATTTGGATTTCCTGATAAGCCGGATACTGTCTCACCGGTTGCTGGGGTGCCGCCTGGATTTCCTATCAATGTTTTACCTGCAGACACTCCCGCGATGGGTGCATTAGCGTTCATCGCATTAATAATCCCAGAAACATGCTGTGAGCCGGATATTATTTTCGCCATGTCTAAAACAACGGCACCGTAGTCATTAAACATCAAACCGACTGTCCTTGCCGTGTTGGCAGAGTCGACAATGTTGGAGACATTGCCCCCATAAGTCGTCAACTTATTAGCTGCAGAGCCGACATCAGTGTAAATAACAGATCCGGATAAGGAAGTCTCAGTTAGATTTTTACCATTCTCCGACTTATCAAGACGATATCCGCAGTTGAACGAATCACCCTTGGATGCTGACTGGTAGAACTTCATGGCGAAAGTCTCACGCTTGATCTGGTCACGGGAGAAGAGGCGCTTGACATTCAGGAACATTGCCTCATTAATTGAATCATTGAGGTCTGAGGAGGCGGTGCCGGTGTCTGTAGAGTTAAACGGCGCCACGAACTGAGCTCCGGCATCGCCAAGCAGCACCTGCGCGAACTGTCGATAGATGTCAATCTTCTCGCGCATCATCAGCGATGTGGAAGGAAACAGTAATTTGCCGGACGTGTCCTCACCTGTCTTAATAACCTGGACTGTATTACCTGAGACATACAGGCCGACACTGATATCCATAATTGGATTGGCCGTCTGGAGGGAGAAGTTCTGGTCGTAGACCGTCTGGTAGAGTGATGAGGTCACTCCGGGACCAACACCGCCGGTGACAAAGACCTGATACTTTCTACGAGTGTTAGAACCGGAGATATCCTCCTGAATAACATCGACGAGCTGGTTTAGGAATGACCTGGCAGTCTTAATGTCATTCGCGCTAATTTCTTTAAATGTGGCCATCTAATATCTCTCCGGTTAATCGCTACAGAGCCTTGCTCACGTTAACCTGGAACTCCTTGACAGCACCGCTTTGGATGCCTGTAATCTTGACAAATGTCCGGATTATATTCTTGTCCTGTGTTGTCCCAAATGTTGTGAACTGTGCGTTGGTAATCGCCTTGACCTGTGTTGTAAATGTCAGGATAGAGCCTCCGGCATCTGTCTCGCCGGCGTCCCTAGTGAGGAGATAGGTGGCACGCTGGCTGGCATCCACCGTATCGGGAGTGTTACCTTCCACCTGTAGGAACAGGTTGCTGAGCTCCACGATAAACGCCTGGTCTCGAAGCTCGACGTCAATCGACTCCTCGTTCTGTATGGTCTGGGTCAGGGTCAGCGTGGACGACTTGGACGTGTTACGACCCAGCGACAGCACATTACTAGTGAGGCTTGGTCCTGTAAGCTCCAGTGTTGGCAGCCTAAGCAGGTTTGGATTAGAGAGACTTACCAGTCTAAACTTCTGCCCCAGGTTACCGTTTGTCTGTGCCTCGAGGACGGGCGTGTTCTTCTCAATCTTTTCCTTTCCGACCGTCCGGCCGTACTTCTGGATTGTGAGGTAGTCCACCTCATCATCGCCAAGCGCAAACTTAACGATAGAAAAAGAGCCATCATTCCTAGAAAGGAACTGTCGACCGAGATCGGTCAAAACGGCGTCCACGATAATGTTATTAGTATCTCCCTGCAACCACCCCATTTAATTGTTCTCCTCAGACATTCGCAGATCGTTAATAATAATATCTAAATTTTGCGATTGCTGTAAATCTGTATTTATAAACTGGACCTTATACCTGCCGTCTCTCTTGTCAGTTGCAAGTAGTCCCAAGTTTTCTCCATCATCGTTAAAGACGTCCAAAAATTCCGGATCGAAATACACAGTCATCCTATCGTGACCCGAATCTTTAATAACGTCAACAAACGTGTCTTCCAATAAGTATAAGTTAGGATATGCTTTTGGGGCTCCTGACCTAGAAATAAGCCTTTTATTGAGCCTGTTTTTATAAGTATCGAACGAAATCTCAAACTGTGCAGATAAATTTGAGGTGTATCCGTGAGCGTCTATACAGCAGACAGCGTAGATAAACTTGCTCTCCTTCGTGAACTCCGAATCATCATAAAAAGTCTTAGGAGACTTCATCTCGTCGACCAAAAATTCAAATATGTCCTCCGCGGGGGGAGTAATAATTTCACTGTCGTCAAAATTATAAACCCTCAATAGCATAAATGGATCTTTAACGGTCTTCCTTCTAAATATTTGAAACTGTTTTATATCCTGTTGTGTGTTTACGGGAAAATTCCAAAATAAGCGAGGTAGGCGGTTCTGATAATCGTATATCACGTTAAAGTCAACCGGTGGGGGCGGCGGAACCTCCTCAATACAGTTAGTGACTGCTGTCCGAGGCGACGAAGCCACCATGAAAGTGGAGGCGGTAATCTCTTCTGAGTCATCTGCAGTTGATGCAAGCGTGACCAGTGACACCGTCCGAATGGAGTAAAAATACCTGGAGCCGTAGGCAACCTTTGTGTCCAGCACCGAGCCCACGGAAATATCGTTAACAAAAATAGTTTCCATCTGGTGTAATTGACCAGCCTCTGTCACCTCAAACTTCTCAATAGCATATCCTACCAGCTCAAATCGCCCATTAAAGTCGTCTGTCTCCAGTTCTGTCTCCATAATAGGCGTTGCCGCTGACTCATAATCAGAAAGTCTCAGGGCACCACCATCGCGACCAGCAATAGCGCGGGCCTGGAGACTCTCGGCGGTTTTAAGGTGAGGAGCAAAATCATCTGCTAGTAGGCCTATTGGAGAGTTAACGATGCCCCTTACCACATCCCCCATGACAGCACTGTTAACACGGGCATTCATCTTAATATTCTTAATCCTGTCAAATTTTCTTCGACGGCGGAGCTTTTGCTTCTCCTCATCAACGATACTGGCACCTAGTTTATCTAACCTAACTAGCGACTTGACAATAAACTCGGAATTAATATCATCTGGGGTCACATCATTAAGAGAACGCGCACCATCCAATAGCGATCCGACTGCCGATGATGCCCGCTTTTTGAGCGTGCTTATTTCGGCTCGAATCTGCTTCTTTCTTCTTCTATTTTGAACATTAGCAATTCTTGTGACTGAGCCTGATACGGCCGTGAACAGCTTATTGTCAATCTGACTGTCATAAAACTCTACGTTGATGTAATCATTTGCCGTAAAATCTCCCTCAAACATCATGCTACTGTAATATTTTTTAATAGAAAAATTTCGGGAAAAGGAACTTAGACTGTCCTGGTGCAAGAACTCATTAGGTGGCTTAGAATACTCATTGGATTTTACCGGCTTGAAAGTCAGTCTAATAAATCGCGGAGTGACGCGACTGACGTTATCGATGTATCGAGCATCAATTGACTCTGACTTCTTAAGCCTCAAAAAATCAGGTACCTCACCACTATCATTGGTCTGCTCATCAGTCGTGAAAAAATTATAGTGAAAATCAGCATCAAATGTGGTTACCTCACCAATATCAACAAAGACAGCAGCAGGGGATGGATATGACATTGGCATTTAATCGGCTCCTCCTCGAGGTACAGTGCTGACCAGCTCACCGTCCTTATTGCTTTCAAATTTAGTGTCAATATTAACAAAAATTTCGCTCAAAATATGATACCCATTATTAGTAGGACGTGACTTCATCATTAGGGCACCGTCAGGCATTTCCTTTAAATGTGTCTTAAATCCAGCAGAGTCAAGCATTTTTGATCCGCTCTGCGTTGCCCGGGTAGCCTCGACATCAATTTCAAACTCATCCAAGTCAACCGGAAGATGAAATATTCTCTCAAACAGTTTGGGTGTGACTAGTCTCTTTGCAGTCACGCCAGCACCTGTAAGGAGTGAATCAGGACTAAATGTCTTCACAAATGCCAGTGTGTCATCTGCTATCTCTAAATTTGCATTGCGGGTTAGTGAGCCCAGGCCGGATGACACATTCTTTTCAGCAGCGCTGGCGATCCAGGAGTCCTTATTTCCCATCTTATTAAATGCCTTAGCGATCTCGTCGCTCGACTGCTTGAGCTGGTCTACTGTAATGGGCCGGCCGGCGACATTTTTAACCCTTGTCAGGAGCAGCTTCATAAATTGAGCCCTGTCCTTCTCGTCTGCCTTCATCTCCGCCATCGTATTATTTATTAAAAACGAAGACTCCCTAAAGTCCATATCAGTTAAAAGCCTCAGGTAAACTCCTAAAAAATAACTAGTGATGTGATTGTTAAACATCTGATGTTTTTCTGTCGTGGTAAGCATGTCATACTCAGGGCCCTCACCAATCGTGTGAATGGTGTCATAGGCATCGCCGCTAATTCCGAGGTTGTTTCCTCCGCCCCACTTAAAATCCTCATCGACCTGAATATCGATAGTTCTAACATCGCCAGCCGCACTGTAGCTGTTAGAGGTGCCATACAACCGCGTCCTTCTCCTGAGCCTGTTTCTCTTAACGTCAGTAAACCTAGACAGCTCAAATAAAAAGCTCATTGGCTTAAAGACTATATCGTCAAATTCCACGTCCCGCCTAAAGACATTGATGTTTATTATATCCACCTCTTTCTCGGGACCTGGTGAGTCCTCACCTAAAATTTCAAGACTCTTTAGTGATGCCTTCATTCCGCTAGGAATTCCAACAGTAACTAGCTTAAGATTAGATGCTGCATCACCCCCCTTAAACCTAGGCTCCCTTAACATGGCCATCAACATATTCTTAGATGCAGAGGATATTAGATTTTGATCGCTAAAAGCCGACACATTACGTCGTTTTCCCTGAAGCGTCTTTTGAACCTCCAGGCCCTCCCGGATTGATAGGGCAATCTGTGCTGGATTTAATGTTGCAAAAATATCCCTTGAGTCCACCCTTCTTTGAAAGCCTCTAATTCTGTCCATATTACTTGCAAATCCTCCACTAGCGTTACGTTTTGCGCGCCCTTTCTCGTCTCTTTGTAAAGCCAATAACTCCTGCAGCGGTTTCGCCTCACTCACAACAAAACTAAAATATGTGAATATGAAGTTTATCATAGATACTATCAGGTTTTCCTCGGCCTCGAGGGCGCTTCGTATTGCCTGTATTTCGTGTATCCTTCTATTAATTGCTGTTGCGCCGGTGTTTGCCCCTTCCGCTAGCTTATCTAAAGCATCCTGCTGTTCTTCACCAATTTTAATACCAGGCCGCTGCACAAGGCTATTAAAATCCTTCTCTAGGAGGGTCGCCACATCGGACGCAGCATGGCCGCTCGTGACTAGGAGGCCGGAGGTCATTGCTGAGCCTAAAGTTCCATCATATTTAACCCGAAATCTCCTGTTTGTATTAATAACTGTCTGCGTTATGTACCTGCCCCCGGCCGAGCGTAGGTCGGTCGGATCAGGGACTTGTTCCGTTGTCTTTGTGGTGATTGTTTCCATTGACTGCAGCGATATGCCTGTCAGCATAGCGAAAGATGAATAAGCCTCATAGACAATTGCGACCAGGACAGCGGGTGGGATAAGGCTAAACCTTGTCCTGCGATTTGAATCTATATAATAATTCTCAGCCGGTTGTCCACTAAATCCTATATTCGCTGCAGCGACCTGCTTATTTAAAAATGAGTTTATTGACTGGAGTGGCAGTTCCGAATTTCCTATGTCCTCCAGCGATGCCCTAAGCTCAGCCTCACTAATGACATCCACACCTCCAAAATGTCCGCTGACAAAATCAGTTGTAGTCATCTCTGACATTTTACCGGTGCCGAGAAGAGCGGCGACACTTCCGACAATGGCATCTATTATGTCAGCAATAGCACCAGGATCAACGTGATCAGTAAAGGAGAAGCTATTATTTATGCCTGAGCCTTTGTATTTTTTTATCTTAAGTGCTGGAAGATCACTGACATGCCTGACATTGACCAGGGTAATATTCGAGTATGCGACTGATGTATTCTTTGTTCGAATACCGCTGGTGTTGGCATAGATGCCTGCCAGAATAGTGTACTGGTAAAGGAGCATTTTTAGCTCAATATTTGTCTCGCCAAGCGCCATGAGTGCCAGCTGTGCCTCTTCCTTATTGCACTTCCATGCTGACTTTCCCTGGTTAGATGTCAAAAACACCTTAAAATCTTCAGCTATTTCATCAAACAAATTATGTGATGAGGGCCGTCGGGCCCTGGTACTCCAGGTCCCCCGTAATGATAATATATTATCTGCAATTACGGCTTCAGCTTGTCTTCCCGAAAAGGCCACATTCTTAATAAACGCAATAAATGGAGCGGGATTAAACTCAGTCTGGCCCTGGAGTATGGCATCAATAAAAAATTCAGTGCCTGATACGAAACCATCGTCGATGTCTGTTGTTAGCGGTGACTCAAAAGGAAGGACTGTATTACCTGCACGGTCTGAAATATTCATCAATGACATTAGCGCACGAACGCTACCTAGCGGCGCATCCGTAACAGTATCACCAGAAACACCACAAATATTATCAAAAATATTACCTTGATTTTTCGAACCCCAATGGCTCAGCATGCCCCTCGTTCGAACGTTGCCTAAGCCTGATGATATAATCATCTCCTTGGAAATGAGGTTCAATAAAAATTTAATCTTATTAGGTACACTATCGAAGACATTCTCGCTAGCAATATCCTGAAAGAAGCGAAGGGCAATTCGATGATATTGAACGCCGCTCAGCTGTGAGTCTCCTCCAAGTTTTCTTAGATTATCCATAATCATCGGCTCTTGCTTGGGATCAAAGATAGTCTTAGACAGCTCGAACTGGTCGTCGTCGTCGACCCTGTCAGGATTAATAATTCCCAGAAGCGACGGAGAATAGTTGCCTAAAATTACCGACAGGTCTTGCACTATCTGCATTAGCACCTTGGTGTTCGAGAACTGGTTTATATTATCACGACTAAATCCCAGTTCCTCCAAAATATCCTGATATGTGTTAACCTCGAACGAGTCACCTGTCTTTGTAGCGAGTGCAGCCATAATCTTATTTTGGCTCTTTCGCAGGTTAAGGGCGTCCTTTGCAGTCTCGAGATTAACAAACAATGATGAAAGGGCCCTGATGTCAGCAATGGCGTCTTTTATCTTGACATCATAATCAGCCTCAATCTTATCGACTATCTTAGCTGCATCTTCGTCATCTCGAAGGGCGCTAATAAGCTTTTTAAGGTTTGAATCCCTCAGCCTTGCCAAGTCAAACATAACCATAAGTTTTTCACCTACTGGCAGTATCTTTCTTGTTCTTGACCAGTCCCTGGTACTAGCCTGACGCTTATAGGCCGGAAGAAAATCAGTAACACACAGTATTTCAGGTCGATTATCAGCAAAACCTCGAAGCTTGACGGGGTTGTAATTTGATGGCAGTGTCTGGGTGGAGACTGGCATCTTCTCATCAAACTGCTCAGATGTCGGAACTGGAGGTTTGGGTGGTGCCTTAAAAGCAGGCGGTGGCGGTGGCTTGGGAGACGGATACTTCTTAGTCTTCTCAACAGGAGGCTTATATCGCGGTGGCGGATCAGGCTGTCTTTTCCGCTGCAGCTTTCCTGAGGTTTTGTACTGCTTTTTCTTCGACTGCTTCTGGTTCTGTTTTTGCCTACCTCGTCGCGACTTACCTGTAGGCTGTTGTGAGAGGCCGCTAAAATTACGACCGCCGGGAGACTTTCCACGTGCCATTTTAAACCACCACCCTATTAGAATTGAATGTCCTAGATGCCGAATAGTTACAGTACACCATCCTGACCCTGTAATATATCTGCTGATCGTGATCGTCCAGCTCGTCATAAAACTTAAAACTGTTAATATTGGGATCGTTGTGGGCCACACCAATAAATTCCACGCCGTCCATTTTAACAGCCTGGACTATGAAAAAATCTATCAGATCGGCATCACCGGACACCTTCCACCTTATCTCCACGGTGTCCCGATCTAGCTTGCTGGCCTTGAGTGTGGTCACTGTCGGCTTTGCCGGAGGCACATCAACTTTTAAATAGATAGGTGAGCCGACAGCACCCTGCTCGAAGGCGTTCTTTGCAGTAATACGACTTGACCTTCCGCGGCCGGGGAGGGTTCCAGTGGAAAGCACCATCGGGCTCTTAAACTTGCTTGGTCGAAATGTGTACTGTTTTCCGGTCAGTGGGTCTGTCTTTGTAGTCTCATAATTTTGGTATAGTGTCTCTGGGCTTCTTAGTTGTGGAATTATCGTATAGCGATAACTGTGCCCCCTACTAAGAGGAGGGGCGCCAACTAATTGTGCGGCATGGGAGTCTGAAAAAGCACCTGCCACGAAGAGGCCAAGGTTACTCAAGTGACCGGTAGTAAGGTCAGTCCTCAGTATAGTGTGAGTCACAAGCTGCTCAAGTTCCTCCCGATTAGCAGTCACAAGATCACTGTACTGACCCAGTAAATCCTGCTCCTCCAGGGCACTCTTTATAATGTCCTCCTCACCTGGTACTATTCTAGTCTTTATATTAAAAGTAATATCATAAGCGCCACCTGAACCCGTCTCTAGCGTTACAGCTGATGCCTTGGACTCCACCACATCTACCTTAATAGCGTTATACTCTATAAGGGAATTAGATGTCGCGTAGTCTTCATCACCGTCCTCATAGATTAGAACTGCCGCGAACTCATAAATGTGATCCTCCTTGGTATCTGTAGAAACGAACTCTATGATACCATCAGGATCTCCAATAAGTCGCACAGGATCCGGGTCATTTATAATTACATAAGCCTGTTCACGTAGTGTCATGTCCCTTCTAAGCACCTTTACAGCAACAGGCTCGACTGGCATATCGCTAACACGGACATCAATCCCTGTACGACCTATAGTTGTTGTCAAAGAGAGGTTATTTATTCGCCTTGCGACCTTTGCATTTTTAATTGGAATGCCTCGGGCTACGGCAGAGCGAAATTTAATGCCAATTTCCCCGGTAGGCCCGATAGGAACCGCCCTGTAAATATAAGTCTTGGAATTATCAATCCTGTCTATAAACTTCTTAACATTATCGCTCTTGGATATCTTTAGCAAGCCTATTCTCTCATATCGCGCATATTTGAGATTTTCCACGGCGCGATCGATCTTCTTCCTATAGAGTGCCATATGTGTAGCCACAGGGTCTCGTTGGCGAACCTCTAAGACATTCCTGCCATGCCTTCGATAGGGAGAGAAAAGTATCCTTGGAGACCTACGGGGGGTGTTAAGAGCAGCCATCTGACGCGCGTGATCCACTCTCCTGACGGTGCTGTATAGGATCTTTTTTCGATTATTTCTAACGTCTATCTTTATGTAAAATCTAGACTTTCCCTTGAGCCGCTTACTGCTTATCCAGAACCTTTTCCTGGCGTTGACATCGGGCACCGGGAGTATTCTCACGACAGGTATGAGGCTATCTTCAGAAAACCTTGGATTCCTTATAACGCTATTTCTCTGAAACTCACCACCAACTAGGAGCGGCTTAATTGCTGCCGACGACGCCTTAATTCTGGGATGGGCCCGCATAGTAATACCGCCAATAGCCTTCTGTGTTGACTGAATCCTCTTTCTTTTCCTATAGACGGACGCGGGATCTATACCTGCATTCATAACGAGGCTGACAGACGCGGCACGAGATGTCCTCTTAGTCGGTGCCCTATATCCCTTCTTTTGAACCTTAAGCAGCGGAACTCGCTGGTTAGATCGCTTAATATCACGAAGGGACATAAGCACCACTCGTCGGCGGGCCCTCATTAGCAACATGGCCCTGACACGATTAAGATCCTTGATCTTCTTGGCCAGCTCATTATCGTAATATGCCGTAAAGTCAAGCTTCGTCCGATAGACAGAGCTCCTTTTCCTTTTTCTCCTCATGTCCTTTCTAAATGAACTTCGCATCTGAAGATTTCTTATCAGCTGTTGCGGCTTATTTTTCCTAGGACGTCGTACTTTTTTTGACGCGGACTGCCCGACTCGCTGTGAACCCTTTAGCATCGACCTGACCTTGGTTGAATTATCACGGCCGGCAGATTGCATTAAAAGACTCGGCTCCCTAGGCGGTCGCTCCAAGTAGATGGAGATGTCGGCATAGATGACATCATTCTTCATGGCCGTGATCTGGTCAATGTCTACATTGATCTCATATCGATACCACTCAGTACCCCCGGAGCTGTAACTAAACTTTCGCAAAGAGGCAAAATCCCTCTTTACTCTAATAATATTAGGATTAAATCTTTTGACTACTCTAGGCATTATTCAAACACCAACGTAAAGAGGTTAACGAAGGTAGGACTTTGTTGATCATCCATAAATATTTTTCCAACAAAAAAAATACGCTTCTCTGGAAAATCAGCATCGTCAGTTAAGAAACTTCCAAAATCAATAACATCCAATTTTTTTAAACTATCTGGACCCTGTTCAAAAAACTGAACAAACATAGAATTAGATTTAGAGGTGGGGCCGAATCGAATAATTTTACTGGGCTTTCCGACAAGGTCAGCCTGCAGGTCGTCATATGAAAAGAATGGATGTTGGCCCAGTCTCGGATAATCACCAATTGGATGCATAAGATCTGGATTGCTAGGTGGGGGCATATTCACTGGAGGTAAGTGTTGATAGTTAGGCAAGTGCGCCAGCCTCTTATCCTGATAAAATGCCTCTGCATCATCTATATCGATATTCTTAACACCTGCTCTTTCAATTGGAGCATTATCGGTTAATTCAAACGCTATCTGATTCTGGCTTATCTCAAAAGTATTAGTATCACTAAATATGTCAGTAGTACCAATAGAATAAAGGTTCTTAAAGTTGTCTAATGAAGAAATAAGGAGATTAGAGGTCAGGCTCGCAAATTGAGTACCAGTCACGACCTGTAAATACTTTGAAGTGCTGCCTGATAGGATCTTGCCGGATAGAATACCAAGATCGCCGGCAGGAAATGGCATTAGCCGCCCAGAGTCATCAGCTTCAAATGTAATGGAATCCTGTGGTAGGTGACATGCCTCAAAATAGATACGCTTACTTGCATCATCAGCCTCACCCATCGAACTGGATGCCTGATAGAAACTTGATGCATCGCTAAATGTAGCAAACTCAATGCGCAGCTCACCCTCTGCCATCTGTCGACGACCCTCTAGGGTCAGGATGGTATCCATTATTCGTGTCTTATTATTGAGTATTCCAGCCATGCCATTTATCCGTTAACTATTAATCCGTGTTGTCATTGAACAGTAAACTATTGTCACCAACTGGACTGGATATTTCCCGCTCAGTCCCTGACCAATAATTAGCAGCGCTCTTATCCTTTCTAGTCCCTATTAAAAGCACGTTGTACTTACCTGCGGTATTACACCTGACAGTCAACACCTTTTGATCCTCACTGACCTCTGCATATCCAATACCAAAGTGGCCCACAGGGGTGACCCAGGCCATATCATCACAATTTAAAAATGAGTAATAATCCGGGAGATCAACCTCTAAACTATCACCCTTAATATCGACCTGCCACCTATAAATATTGTCCCCAGCAGTAGGCGACTCAACAAATGAGTGCCAAAGGGTATGGGTCTCAGCCTTACTCGGATCAGGATGGACAATCTTAAACGACCCACCAGCCTTAGATATGCTGCCAAAAAATTCAGTGTCGCCGGCACCGTCTATCCTAAGTCGCTCAGCACAGTTACCTGAGGTGCCGTCCCTGGCCTGAATTGTAAAGGCACTTCCCTGCGCACCGGCGGCTGTATCTGCCACACAGTTAAGCGTAACGTATCGATTGCGACTGTTCGGCTCGTTTCCCTGCATAATCTTAATACCGGCTGAGTAATCATCACCTATGGCGGCACCATACTGGGAGACTGACAGGGCGCAGGATGAAACTGTAGCGGCTGCGTAGGCGGCGCTGGTGCCACTGGCCAGGAGGACAGGATACTGGTCAATAGGGCGGATGGTGACCTCCGGACTGGTGCCATTCACCGTCTTAATAGAGAATAGGTCATCCCAATCAGACGGAGTATTGTCCATTCCCACCTTCCAGTTCACCACCGTATTATAAAAATTGATCGACACTTCATCACCGTCGTCGCCGGTCATCTGAAGTATGCAGTGGTCGTCGCCCTCTATTTTTAGCTGTGGGTATCCGGTGCTGTATATGTAGGTTCCGCCGGCTGCGGCGTTACCGCCCAGGTTGGCTGCGGCATCGGCAGAGTTAATGCCCACAGTCCCGTCTGTCCCAAGATAAAGCTGGCGATCTGTAGCTGCGGCATTATAGTCGGCCCTTAGCAGGACTGGGGAATCATACGATCCAATAGTGGCGTATGTGGTGTTGCCATTATCGACAAACAGCCCACCAGACAC